TGCCCGTTCAATTGCTCTGCCGCGTCTGTCCCAGTCTATGGGCATGTAGCCGTTGACTTTACAGCGGTTCAGCTCGATGATAGCCGCCTCGGGTGTAATTTCATTCGGCATCGTTCTCACGCTCCTTTAATTTCAACGCCTGTTCGGCTTCCTCGATTTTCGCACCGCAAGACGGGCAGTAATTAAAATTGAGATTGCCCCAACCGCCGCAATTTGAGCACGTCCAAAAGATACTGTTTTCGCTCATTCCGCGTCCTATTCCTTGCTTATGAAATTCCTGCATAATATTCTTATCTGGTGTGTGCCTGATCCAATGGGCTGCAGGCAGCTCCACGAAACGGGTGCGGCCTTGGAAATCACCGCAACGCTTTTCTATGCACTCACTTTCCCGAATATAACTGTCACTTAAAGGTGCCGGCAAGTCTTTAAACTTGCACACCTCAACATGTACGCAATCTTTACAGCTTGCCATCACTCGCTCACCTCCGCTTCGATGATTGTCGGTAGTGAATTAATCATATCTTTGATTGTTTCAAATTCAACCCATTTTTTACCCGACGCGATATGATTATCAATAAACCAAACAAGTTTATCCGCATCAATCAGCTTGCCGTGCGGTGTGGGAATTTCAGTGATGGGATAACGCTGAATGTTGTGACCGTTATTGTATGCGCTTGCGAATTTTGTGTCGATGACAAGTTCCACAGAGTTGTCGGGGTGTGCCAAAATAACACACTTGTAAGCGGTGTCCTTCTCTCCGTTAACGGCTGCATGTTGCGGCATCTCCATGCCCTTAATCAAAACGCTCATTCCTTCTCCTCCAATTCCGCGACTCTGCGCCGCAGTTCAAGTATTTCCTCCTCGTACTCCGTCAACTTGTGGAAGCTCAGCAGCGCCATTACCGCGACGCCGATTGCTCCGCTCACGAGCGTGCATACCGCGCCCGTTATTATGCAGGGTATCATGATGATTCCTCCTTTGGTTTGAATAAACTGCACCCGAATCCTGTACCTATACGCGTTACATGCGGACAGCGCTTACAGCAATAGACACAGACCCATGCGCCGCGTTTTGAGTACGGGCACCTGCGGATAGTGCACGGGTTATATGTATATCCGCATTTTGCACACTTTTTATAACTTGTTTTTGTTTGTTTCGCCATATTTTCTTTTAATTCCCCACCTGTTCCCCACGTGTTTCTGAAAAGTGGGGTTGAGATTTTTGGCTTATCTATGCGGTTTTTCGATATCGTTCCCCACTTCCCCACTTTCCCCACATGTTTTTTCTCTCATGCGCGAGGGTATGTTTTTCATCGAAATTGTTCAAACATACTCTCTCATATATAAGTTTTATCGAAAAAAGTGGGGATTGTGGGGATTGTGGGGATTGACCACCAATTTTTGGCTTATCTATGCGGTTTTTCGGTATCGCCCACTTTGGGGATTTCGCCGTCAAAAGTGGGGATTGTGGGGATTTACGGAAACGGCAGATCATCGTCGACCTCGATAAAGCCGTCGTCATCGGCTCGATATAATGCCACACAGCGCGGATTTCCGTAGCTGCATATCGGGTGTTTCACCGTGTTGTGCCTGCCGTCACGCTTGATCAGGTCCTTTTTCGCCGCCCAGCTCAGGAATGCCCTCGGATTGTAGCCGTTGTCTGTGAGAACTTGATCGAATTTTGATTTAATGATATAGACGTAATCATCGCGCGCGTCGCCGTATATCTCGCCCTGGTAGTTATCGTTGCCCGCAGGATTGAATTTCGCGTAGTTGGCGACCACGAAATCACAGAGGAAGTCATAACAGCGCTGATTGAGATCGACGTCGGCTTTCGTGATCAGAAACGGTTTAAGGTCGTCGATAGTCAGACGAACACCGTCCTGAATAAACAGGCGTTCCGTCAGCTCGTCTGCTGTCAGGATAAGGCTTGCCGCCATTGCCTGCTTGTCCGTCACGTCGGAGAAATCGCGGAATTTCTTCATGTAGGACAGTCTCAGGTCGATGACCTCCTGCAAATTCTCTTGCTTCTGCTGGATCCAATCGACAAACAGCGCACCGGCAAGCCCGTAGTTCTCCTTCATGCGCGGGATCAGATCCAACGGATTTGATATGATTTTGCGGTTCGAGCACTCTATTTCTATCACACGGTTGATCGCGCCGCCGCCCGATGTCGCGGAAGATATGGGCGTTTCGCCGGTCGACAGGATCACGTTGCGCCATGTGCTGAGCTTTTGAAGTCCGCCGGTCTTTTTGCCACGGTCGCGTCCGACGCCCTCGCAGAGCTTATAGACGATATCGTCGTTCGACTTCCTTGACTGAACGATCTGCAATTCATCATAGGCAAGCGGCAGTGAATTAAGAAACCCGGCTGTCAGCTCCTGAGACACCGCCGTAGTGTTAAAGGTTTTCATATATTCACCGAGAACAGGCGACGCCCATACCGAACAGGCAAACAGCGTCGCAACCGATTTACCACTTTCTGTACCGCCCCAAAGATGGACAAAGAAGGGCAGACAATCGCACGGCTCGACCAACACGGACGCGAACGACGCCGCAAGCAGTATTCGTGCGGACGGGTCTTTTTCCTTTCGAACGTCAAGAGCCAACTTGCGCCATTCGAAAAAGTCGCCTACAGGCTTGATCGCGCGGAACATATGTCTGAAAGACTCCTCGCCGTCGAAAATCAGCTCGTCAATATATGGAGAAAAACCATAACCCTTAATCCAGCCGAGTCGCCCGACGGACTTGACCTCGGGTATAATGTCATAGTTCAGACTTTCCATGTCAGTGAGGTAACGGACAAGATATTTCGCGTTCTCACTATTGACAGCTATGCCGACGTTTGCAAGCTGAACGATTTTTGAAGCGGACGCGAGAATTTCTTTTTCGACGATTACATCGCGCCAAACAACGCCCTTGCGGTATTTCAGCCGCAGTTTTTCGGTGTTGTCGTCGATATTGACAATGCGCTCGACCGGCATGATCGGGTGATTGCAAACCTCAACGACCTCGCCGCGAGAATCCTCAAAGTAAACATCTTCAAGGCAGGTGTATTTTCCACAGGCAAGGACTATTGGAGCGTCGGGAAATTCTGTAAAGTTCACATGAACCTGTTTAATGTTCGGGTGATTTTCGGCCATGTAGTTTTTGAATTGCTGTGCGAACGTCCTGACTCCGACCTCTTTGGCTCGAGCGGCAACAAGCTCCTTGACCTGACCGAACCTAAATTTATTGTTAATGTATAAATATACAAAATCATACGGTGCGGTTGTCTTGAGGAAGTCGTCGCGCGTGTATGTATTAATTGCGGACAAGTCGCCCAAGAGTTCAGCCTTTACTTCTTCCAATTAAATCACCTCCTCATACTTTGAGTTTAATGCCGTGATAAGTGCCTCGGCGTTGAAATCGTCGGGAATAGCCTCAAACGGCTCATTCTGCCATTTTCCAAATCGGTCAAGTAATCTGTCAAGATATGCTAAATCGTGTGCCACAGGCGCGCTGAGCGGCATTTCTCGCAGCTTTTTGTAATAGTCTGTCAGTGTGTTATAATTCTCGCGTTTCTTTTCAATTCTTGCCGCTTGTGCTTCCTTTTCGAGCACACGCCGCGTTGCTTCCTTTGCCTGCTGAATCGGCGACTTGATACGTAACACACCGAGGTGAAATTCCTCGTTGATTTCTTTCATAGCCTTGTAATATGTGGGAATGCCACGCAACAGCTGATACAGTTTGATAACGTCGCCGCCCTGCCCACAGCCATAACAATAAAATGAGTTATTACCCTCATAGAGCCTAAACGACGCTGTACGCTCATTGTGGAGCGGACAACGGCACTTGCCCGAACGGTCAAGCTCAACGCCGACGTAACGATCAAAGACTGCACGTATCGGCAGGCGGGATTTGATTAGATCTTGTTCGGCATTCATGTCTTGTATTGCTCCACCAACTTTTCTTTCATTTCTCTGAGCAGAACCTCTTTTATGAGCGTACCACTTGTGCCTGACTCACACATAAATATTCCGCAATTATACCTCACTGACCATGTTAAAAGGCTTGCAAGGAGCGCTTTAGGCTTCATGAGAGAACGGTACTGTCCTTGCAATACCTTCTCCCATGTTGCGTTTTCTATTAAAAGGTGCATTTTAGCCCCTGCAATTCGCGCCCTTTCAAATTCACGTGCGAATCGGTCGCGGTGAGATTTTGTCTTGTCTTTGTCGTCTTTGAAGTTGTTGCAGATCTCAGATAAATCTGCTTTTCGCTCAATGCAGACAGATTTTTCAAGGCTGAATAGAGAACCGTCGGGCAAAGTAACGACTGCGGAATAGTCACCGAAATCCAGCTTTTTCACAATGGACGGCACGCCCATCTGCTCAATGCGCTTTCTGAGCCGTGCCGTTTTGTGTTCCCTCGTATCGACAACAATCACAAGTGTTTCGAGAGTCCGCTCGATTTCGCGCCTTGTCATATGGGCAGATCGTCGTCGATGATATCCGCGCCCGCGTCAGAGTCATGAGCCGCGTTTGAGCTGCTGCGTTCGCCTGTGAAGGAAGCAGAATCAGCGACAACCTCGATCACGCTGCGGTTCGTTCCGTCCTTTGCCTGATAGGTGCGCTGCTGTAACTGACCGTCAATTGCAATCAGCGAGCCTTTGCTGAAAAAACGGCAAATAAACTCGGCAGTTTTTCTCCACGCCACAATGTCAATGAAATCAGCTTTGCGTTCCTCACCTTCCTTCACATAGCCGCGATCAACGGCAATGCGAAAACTCGTCACGCTCAGATTTGAAGCGGTCGTTTTTAATTCAGGGTCAGAGACCAGTCTACCCATAAGTACAACTCTGTTAATCATTTTTAATCACCCTTTCGAAGTTTTTGATTCTTTGTAACATTCCTTGCACATGCCAAGCAGTTGAAGTTCCTGCTCGGCGGTTACTTCTTCACCGCGCTTGTTAATATAGCCCGTCAGCATTCGTCCACATTTAGGACAGACGACCTTACTAATAGCCTTTTTTGACTCGCTTTTCGGAGCTGATACCTTTTTGCTGCCTGCGCCCCACGAGAATACCGCCTTGCCGTCTTTTTCGTCAATGATTTCAATGGCTTCAATAACCTTTGCACCATTCAGATCAGCGACCGAAAAATTGCTGACCTTGAATCGTGTGTCACAACGGAGCTTGTTATTGGAGCCTCTGACGATTTTACACAGCGTACTCGGAATCCATATAAACGGTGAGGTATAAAGCTCTCGACCTATGCCCCAGTTCACAGCCGCACGTTTGAAGGAATCCGATGCTTCGCCTTTTTCCTTTTCGGTGAAGGACTCAGCCCCACAGTCGTCTTTCCATACCCATTCTTGCTCAAATTGAATACCGACGGAGCAATACATGTTTCCTTTGCACTCGTAGTGCTTGCGCTGCCAACGTTCTGCGCCTACGGTTTCGTCAAGAATATTCATATCGCACCGGGCGTCTTTATAAAGCAGAAGGGACAAGCCGCTGTCTTTAATCATATTGACGCGGCATTCTACTTCGTCAGCCCTGAGTGCCCTGAAAGTGATATCACTCATTTACTTTTCCTCCTCATCCTTGAAAATAATATCAAGAAATTCGCAAAGCCTGTAATCGGCTGCGGCATTCTTGTAGGTCGAGCGGATAAGGTCGAGCAAGCCCTGCGCCTTGATAAGCATGTTGTACTCCGAGCGGTCAAGAGTGACCGTGTTGCTACTTTCTCTCTGCTTTGCCTCCAACTCGGCTTCGGCTGTTCTCAGTCTGCCGTATTCGCTGCGGCTGATTGTGATTGTGTTGTTCTCTGTGGTTTCGGGTTTCATGGTTTTTCCTCCTTTAAGTTCGTCGTAAAGTTGTTCGATCACTTCAGGGCTTATTTGGTCACCTCGGGGTGAAACGGTAGGCAGCAATACACGGCAAAGGTTAAAGATTTCGCAACATTCGCAAGTATTATTCTCACAGCATTTCCGTACGATTTCTCGCTTTTCCTCAGTTGTCATTCTTCCCCCCCCTTGTAGCAATGCCCTCTTATCTCCCCTGTAGGCTCAAACGGGCAACTTTCGGGGAGCGCAGGGTAATTCGGATAGTTTATGATTTCGTTTGTCTGGCGGCAGCGTGAGCGGTTTAAGCCGTGCTCGTTGTATAGCCATTCGCAGTTAGCACAGCAAACCTCACCGTTCGGGAAAAACAACTTTAGTTTGTCGGGGTTGGCTTGAAAGACCGCGAACCACTCAACGCCGTTTACCGCTTTCATGCGTCGCTCCTCTCGGGGAGGTTGGCAATTATTCGGGCGTACGCAATCCAATTCCATAGCTCCCTATGCTTTCGGATTGCCTCCTCTCTTGTCAGTTTCAATTTTTTCCTCCTTATGTGAAATTCTCAACGCAGTAGTCATGCAGACAGCCATTGCAGACAACGTGCGGAAAATCGGAATCAGCCGCCTCGGGCGAAAACACAACAAACTCGTCCGTGTCCTCCTCGCTGAAATATTCTCCGCACTCGCCGCACTGAACCGCCTCGGAATAGTCTGAACTACTGCAATTCGGGCAGACCGCCCACTCCTCAGAGGGTGAGCTGTCTAACCAGTCGTGTGTTTCTCTCTGCACGGCAGGCTCGTCAAAAACCTCACCGCATTCTCGGCATATGTACATCTGTTTGCTCCTTAATCCTCTCCGAAACGCAGCTTTGTGACCGCAATCGGGAATTCCTCTATTTCGGAAGCCCACAAACATGAACCTTCACCGTTGAGCGTTTCCCAAATTAGCGGAAAACCGCCGATTCCGTCAAACAGACTTGCCATGGTGCGGTCGTCGCCGCAGCAGAATGATAATCTTTCAAGCAACCACGCCCACGGTGGGAGCGCTATGCTGTTGCCTAAAGCCTTATATCTGGCGCTGTCCGACACCTTGCGTTTCTTGCCGTCGGTGCCGATGTATTCCGTTCCGATGTCTGTCCAACCATCAGGGAAGCCCTGCAAGCGTTCACATTCGAGCGGTGTTAATCTTCTGACAACACTCTCGCACACGGCACTCGGCCCCTTTGAGGTCAAAGTGCTGTTTATGCCACTTTCGGATATTTCGGGGTCAAATTGAGCATTTTCACCCTGATTGAAGGAAGCACGGTCGAGAGCGCAAACGAATTGGTCATTATTAGCCGCCAAAGTACCGCTCCTTTCGTTTTGAATCAAACACCCTTTTTCCCCCCCATCGCAGCCGCAGCGTTCCCGAACGCAGATTGCTGACGGAACATGTTGCGCGTCTGCTTTTGAAGCTGTCATTGTCATGGTTTTATCTCCTGTAATGCTACATGTATGTAGGTCTAGCCCGATACATCTATGGGAGAGTCTGCCCCCCCCCCATTTTCAACTGTTGCTATTACCGTTGCCGCGTCGTTCTGCCCTGCCAATAGTGTTGGTGACTGTTCTTCACGGTAAGCTATGTCTGATTCTGTGCCTGCTCCGTACTTAAATCCTGCCACTCTCAGCCCCCCCTAGTACAAACAAGGCTTGTGTAATCCGTTACGCGGTTCTCGTGGTCTCCTGTCATGGTCGGACCAGTTTGTCCGTCTCCGTTTCCTCTCTTTTGATTTGCTCCGCCAAAGTGTTCAACAGCAGCGGCGGCAAAGGTTTCCCACGGCGTTCCGCTCGGCGGAGTATACCTTGACACGCCTTTGCGCTCAAAGAGTATTTCGGGTGCGGTGCAGCCTCCAAAATCTGCGACAAGTGCGATTCGACGACGACGTTGGGGGACTCCCCAAAACTGTGCGTCAAAAACTCGCCAAGCAATGCTGAATCCGTTTCCCATGATAACGCCTGAGTAATGCCACCCCTCCTCAGGGACAGGTATATCGGGCAGCTCTTTTTCGACAATCCGCGCGGTTTCTTCGAGGACGGCTTTGAAGTCCTGCCCTTTGTTAGAGCTGAACGCACCGGGGACGTTTTCCCAGACCATATAGCGGGGTCGAGCGTCAATTGAAGATCGTCCATTTTGTTCATCGCTTTTCCTCATTTCCTTGATGATCCTGATTTGTTCCATAAATAACCCTGACCGTTCACCGCTCAGACCGGCGCGCTTTCCCGCGACAGACAGGTCTTGACACGGTGAACCTCCGATAATGACGTTGACGGGAGGAACATCAGAACCGTTGATTTGTTTGATATCTCCGTAATGTTTCATGATCTCCTTGATTTTCTCAATCGTTCGTGTTAAGATAGAAATAGTATATTAACCTGTGTACCGCTCGGGAGTTGCCGCTCTCGGCGGTATTTTTCTTTGTGCTCATACATGTTCCTCCAACAGCCCGATGTACTCGATCTCACTTGCGGGGACGTCGGTGCCGAGCGCGATCTGTGCGGCTTTGTCAAACCAGTGATCCGCTGTCAGTCTGAAACGGTGAAGGAACCGGCGCAGCTTCTGCCCGAAGGTCATTTTCATTTCGCCGCGCTTCCTGATAATTGTTCATCGTCAAACACCTCTTTTCCGTGTAATGCGGGCAAATGTCGCCCTCCACTCTACCTTTCAGCCTGTCCGTGTCGAGCGAATAGTGACAGAAATACCCGCCGCCGAAGCCCATGAACGGTCGGCAATGCCCGCATTTCTTGCCGTTGCGCTCGCATTTCGGCGGCGGCTCTGTATACGGCAGCTTTTTGATTTTCAGTCCGACTACGCCGTTATGGTCGTAATCGTGCTTGTACTTCTTCATGTGCGTGCTCTCGCCTTTCTCCACCGCTCGAAATCCTCCTTGTTTTTCGGGTCTTGCAGCAAACGGTGAACCGCCGCCGTGACAGTCCGACACAAGGTGTCGCTTTCGTGCGCCGGCAGCTTGTTCAGCTCGATGTGCACGGATTCATTTGCCATGTGTTAACCTCCTTTATGTTCCGAATTTGCAGATAAAGGTCAGCTCTCCGGCGCGCAGTACAGTGACCCTGATGTTGGTACAGCCCCTGTTGCGCAGGCGGTCGTATAATTTCATTGCAAAGCCCTTAGCCTGCCTTTCGTCGCCGTACAGCGCCTTGATGTCTTTGCGCGTCTGAGCTTCCTGATAAATCGTTTCGATAATATAATGGGATTTCATGCTGTGCCATCCTTGCGGTCAATGATTTTCAATGTTGCCATGGGTAACCTCCTATCGTTTGTTCCCGCCAAGCGCCTTAACCAGACAAGTCACTGGTGGTTAACTTTACGCGGTCAATGCCGCAACCAGCGTCCATAATGCGAGGCGCGCCCATTGTGTCACGGGTTAGATATTGCCGACAAGCGGCGTGGTGTCAAAAAGATATTCAAAAGTAGAACGGAACAGGCTGCACAGCTTCACGCATTCCGAAACGGTAAAACTACCGCTCTTTTTCTTGCTCTCGTAAGTAACGCGGCTCATTCCGATTTCGTCAGCTACTTGCTGATTAGTCATGTTCATTCTCTTTTGCTCTGCTTGTAAATTTGGAAACATGTATTCACCTCCATTCGTTTATCAATTAGCGTTTTGCTAATCTGGTTCTATTATATTACCGTTCTGATAACTTGTCAATAGGTTTCTGAAAAAAAGTTAGCATTTTGATAATTATTTTATTGACATTCGGGCTTGCAAGTTGTATCATAAAGGTGAAAGGAGTGAGAAAATATGACTTTTGGCAACAGATTGAAACAGGCAAGAGAAAACAAGGGATATAATCAAAAGCAGTTTGCCGAACGTCTCGGAGTAACCCCGACAAGGCTGAATTATTGGGAGAAAGACAAGCGTGAGCCTGATGTAGCTATTATCAAGCAGATTGCGCAAATCCTTGACGTGTCCAGTGACTGGCTTATCGGAAACAACCTCATAAACGTAGATATAACGTTTTCTGCGAACGAAAAACAGCACATAAAAAAATACCGCTCTCTCGACCTTTACGGACAGAAAGCGGTTGACAATCTGATGGATATTGAATTGGAGCGGTGCAGCTTGGTTGTGGAGTTGCCGCGGCTGATTACCTTGCCGATGGTAGAATTGAAAGCCTCCGCCGGAACGGGGCAATGGCTTGGTGATGATGAATATACTACCAGGGTAGATGTGCTGGACACGCCCGAAGCAAGACGTGCGAATGTTGTTATCGAGGTATCAGGCGACAGTATGGAGCCGCGATATCATGATGGTGACAAGGTGCTCGTCAAACTTCAACCTACTGTAGAGCAAAATGAAATCGGAATTTTTATCGTTGACAACTGCGGCTATATCAAAAAGCTTGGCGTTAATGAACTGATATCGGTGAACAAGGAATACGACAACATTCCGCTCAATGAATATAACGATGTTACATGCGTCGGCAAAGTTGTCGGTATCGCTGAAATCATTTAAAATAAAAACCGCCCTACCCTGCCGGAGCAGGATAGGACGGCACCACACGCATGGCGCATGGTAAGCAAAACAGTCAAGTATAGTTTACCACACTCCTCTCGCGTTTTCAAGCCATTTTTGAAAATACAAGGGATTTTTGCGCCTTTTTCAGAAACTTGCCAACTGTTTTGAGAATTACACCAACAGTTGCGAAAAATACACCAACTGTTTTCAAGTTTCACCAACCGAAAGGAGCAAATTATGAGCACACAACAGAATTTTATCCCCGCCGTCATCTACGCGCGTTATTCTTCCTCCGGTCAGCGCGAGGAAAGCATTGAGGGTCAGCTGCGCGAGTGTCATGCCTACGCCAAGCGCAACGGCTTTACTGTCATCGGCGAATATATCGACAAGGCTTTGACCGGACGCACCGATAAGCGTCCCGATTTTCAGCGTATGCTGCGCGATTCGGAGCGCGGCATTTTCAAGGCTGTCATTCTGTGGAAAACCGACCGCTTCGCACGGAACCGCTATGACTCGGCGATGTACAAATACAAGCTCAAAAAGAACGGCGTGCGGCTGTACTATGCCAAAGAGAGCATTCCCGACGGTCCTGAGGGTATTATTCTCGAGAGCGTCATGGAAGGTTACGCGGAGTATTATTCCGAGAATCTGAGTCAAAATGTCAAGCGCGGCAACTACGACAGCGCGCTGGAGCTGAAAACGCTCGGCGTGCGCGTTTACGGTCTGCGCAAGAGCGCCGATGACCATTTCGAGCCCGACCCCGCCACCGCGCCGATCGTGCGCCGTATCTTCGAGGAATATTCCAAAGGCGAACGCGCCAAGGATATTGTCGAGCGTCTGAACGCCGAAGGCTACAGAACCGCAACGGGCAAGCCGTTCAGCAAGACAAGCCTGCCGCTGATCCTGCGCAATGAAAAATACCTCGGCACTTACGTCTATAAGGACATCCGCGTCGAAAACGCCTTTCCTGCCATCGTCACGCGCGAGCTGTTCGATCGGTGCCAAAGCCTGCTCACAAGACATCACCGCTCCCCCGCCGCGAACCGAGACACGCATTTCCTGTTGACCGCAAAGCTGTTTTGCGGACACTGTGGCGAACCGATGACCGGCGACGGCGGCACAAGCAAGACGGGGCGGGTATATAATTACTACACCTGTAACGGGCACCGCCGCCACAAATGCGACAAAAAGCGCGTCGGCAAGGAGTGGATCGAGGAGCTGGTGCTGTCAAAGCTGACGGAGATCGTTGCCACCGACGGGTTTATCGAGACAGTCGCGGATAAGGCCGTCGAATATCAGGCAGCCAACACCGACCACAGGGCGCTCAGAGCACTCGAACGGCGGCAGCGTGAGGTCGAGAAAGCGACGGCAAACCTGATGAAGGCGATCGAGGCGGGAATCGTCACACCGACCACAAAGAGCCGCCTTGTGGAGCTGGAAGCCGAGCACGAACGCCTGACGCGCAGTATCGCCGAGGAGCTGATGACCGACGCCACACTCGAACGAGATCAGATCGTCTGGTTTCTCGAACGCTTCCGCGATGGCAACATAGACGACGAAGCCTTCCGCGCGTTCTTGGTCGATACCTTCCTCAACGCGGCGTATCTGTATGACGATGACAAGCTTGTACTGGTATTTAACTATTCAGGCGACAACAACACTGTCACGCTCAAAGCAACAGAAAATGCAGTTTTCAAGGGCAAGTGTTCATGTTTGGAACACCTCAGCCTGCCAAACCACGCAGATTTGAACACGTTTATTTTCTTTTTTGATAAGGTAATAGCATTAGTAGTTCAACTGCAAAAGTTCCCGAGGTAATGCACCTCGGGATTTTTTATTTATATATTATCAGCCCCGAGAAATTAATCTCGGGGCTTTTTTGGTAACGAAAAGTATAGTTTGAATTATATCCGTCAAAAATGCAAAGTACAGTTTGCAGAAATAGAGCAACTATTGACTTGATTTTGACAACCGCGCTTGATTGATACGCTCCGTCGCAACCTCAAAATAATGGTCGTCCAGTTCTATGCCGATAAAGTTACGGTCGGTATTGACACAAGCCACGCCTGTTGTGCCTGACCCCATACAGTTGTCAAGGACTGTTTCGCCCTCATTGGTGTAGGTCTTGATTAGGTATTCGCACAGGGCTACGGGCTTTTGGGTGGGGTGTCCGCTCTTAAACCGTGGCAAAGGAATTTCAAGTAATGTTGTGGGATAATAATCTTCCGAAACGTGTGGCTTATAGGTGAAATCATTATAATTAGACGAATAGCCGCCTGTTGATTTTAATTGTGGTTTCCCTTTTCGCATAATCGGATTATACGTGCATTGCCCTTGATAGAATACTGCTATATCTTCGCAGTTTCGCAATGGCTGCTTTTTTGAATTAAGGAATCCGCTACACTGTTTCTTGTACCAATGCCAACAATACTTGAATTCTTTTCGGTTGCTTGTTATCAAATCGGAAGTAAAAGGTTGTTGACCGTGAAGCACTATTGCACCACGTTGCTTTATTATTCGATGATACTGTTCCCACAACAAATCAAGCGGTATAATATTATCCCAATAATTATTTGTAACGCCAAACGGCAAATCACACAGAATCATGTCAACCGATTTGTCGGGAATCTGCTTCATCAATTCAAGACAATCGCCGTGCATTAAATCAATATTCATTAATTCACAAACACCTCGTCACCCATTCTCGCACAAATCCAGCCGGACGGACAGCGGAACCAGACGTCAACTCTCTGCGGCGAATAAACCGCCTTGACTTCGAGCGCGGTGATTTCGGTACCTTCCCTGAACACAGCCTGAGCCGAGGCGGATCTATTTACCGCGTTCTCTCTGCCGTTGACGGTTATCTGCGAAACGGTTTTGACCGGGTAATTCGTTCCCGCGCCGGTACGGACGTTCATGCAATCCGTGAGCGTGAAATCCTCGCCTGCCGCGAAGAATTCAAGCTCTGTTTGTCTGCGCTTTTCCAGTCCGGGCAAAATCTGATAGCCCATGCCTCTGCGCCATGACGGTATATCTACCGCCGCGTGACCGACTTTGCCCTCATTGAGAGCTTTGACGGTATCGGAGCTCGCAAACGCACCCGTACCGATATTGTATGACAATGAAACGAGCGCGTCAAACTGCGACTGAGTGATATCGACCTTGACCGCATTCTTGACGGCGTTCTCGAATACCTTGAGGTCTTTCTTCATCAGCGCCGTCGCTTCCGCTTCGGTGATCGTGTCGCCTGCGTGAACGTCTGAACCGTAGTGACCGTAACCGATCGTGTACTCGTCCTCGCCCGTGAGCCTGACCGCTTTCGGGCTGAACCCCTCATAGGTCTTGATTATATCCACCATGCGCGTCGAGGTGGTGTAGTCGTTTCTCACGTTATCATGAGGTGCGGACGGAGTGCTCGGAGTGTCGCCGTCGGGGTAAACCTCGGCTTTGGTGGTACCTGTATAATCGTAGAAATCGCTAACTGTCTTGTAAATGCCGCCGTTTCTGACAGCTTCGTCGCCGTACCAAACGCTGTCATTCCACACGCCGTAGCCGCGCATATCAATATGAGTGCCGTTGGGGTTGCCGCCGCAGTTTAAGCCTATGCCCTTAATGCCCTCGTCCTGCAAGAAGCAAGCGACAAGCCTTGACGGAACGGGCTCAGAGCCTTTGTAAAAATACACATCAGCCGCTATGCCGAGCGTGTGCGGGCCACTGCCCGAACCGCCAACATCTATGTCGGCGTCGGGTGAACGGTAGCCTGAGTTGATAATTCCCTTTGTACAGCCGAAATGCTCAAAAACCTTTTCGAGCGTTAAGGGTAACTTGTCGTGAATCGGGATATCCTCAGGATAAGACACATTCACATAATCGGACGGATCCGCAAATTCATGAACTTGAAAGTGAGGAGTTAAGAACTTGTTTCCTTCGGTTGAGAGGTTGTAATATGTAATATCGCTCACGGTATCACTCCTTATCCTCGTTATTTACGATATCTGCGATTTTTGCGTTGTCCTCAATCATACCGCGCATAATCAGCAGCGCTGCGTCCACCGCCCGTGAAAAGAAGCTAAACGGCAATGTTTTTGCAATGACGGGGAACGCTTCGACCGCTAAATCATACACGTACCTCAGCTTGAGCTTGCCTGTTTTGCCGCCAAATTTGGCTTCTGCTTCGGTAACGGCGTAAACGAGCCAATTTCTGAACGACGAGATATTCGCCGCGAGGACAATGCCGACAATGAGTACAACTGCAAGAACGGCAATAAAGATTATTTTTGCTTCCATTGATTAAATCACCCTTTCGCAACTTTGTTTGAATCGGATTTCTCCGTTGACTTGCCTGTGAAATTGTTTTTGATTTTCTCGAAATTCTCGACCGCCGCCTTGCCGAAGTACGACAAGAGACCTGCCACGATCGGCGCGGTGAAGTACGTCACGAACTCAGCCGCGGATACGTACTCGGGCGCGGTTGCGTGGGTAATCTGATATTGCACCACCCACAGCAGGAACGCGCCGCCGATGAAGTAATTGACCGCGAACAGGAACAGGATAAGCTTTGAGAATTCCTGAAAATGGTCTTTCTTCTTGACTTTCTTCATATGCGATATGCACCTCATTTGATAAACATTGCGAGGGCGTAGCCGACAAGACCTGTAGCAACTGCTGCAAGGATTGTCCGCAGCCAAAACTTAAATGTGTCATTTTTCGAGGTCTCGAGGGAATCAATCTGTTTTCCCTGCCGTTCCTGTTCGTTCGCCATTGTCTGCATAGACTGAGCGAGCTTGTCAACAGACCTCACCAAATCGCGCATTTCCTTTTGAGCTTCTTCGAGCTCGTCAATGCGGCGCGTGTTGGATTTGATATGTTGGCTATGCTCAGTGAGAGTCACTGCGATTTCTTCATTCGTCATTGTTAACAACTCCTTCCTCGGGGCCGATCAGCTCAGCCTCGACGGGTATGTCGGTTTCATAATAGACACGCTCAAACTCATATTTAGCTTCGTCTACTGCTTCGCTATATAATTCTCCGTCGCGTTCTATCATCATGCCATTATCGGAATGTCGTTTGACCCAGTCTTTGCCGTATTCTGTGTATCGTTCTTTTACGGGCACAATATCGCCTTTCATTCACTGATCACCTCGTTTTCAAAGTCAGTCACATCAATTCCTATCGAAATCAGGTGGTCAAGATAATCAGCCGCCGCGACGATTTTGCCTTGTGCGTAGATCGTTGACCAGTTGGTTTCGGTTTCGAACCAACTGAGATCAGAACGGTGGACGTAGATTTTTTGGTCTGATGGTGCGCTGCTGAGAGCGTTTGTATTTGATAATGCAGGTTTGCTGTGAATTACTACGTCTTGAAGGTTAGTACAATTTGCAAATGCTCCAGAACCTATAGACGTTACACTGAAAGGTATTTCTATTTCAGTAAGAGAGATGCATTCAAAGAAAGCTGATATCCCAATCGTTTCTACGGTGCATGGAATAATGACTTTATACAATCCGTGACAATATGCCGCAAAGCTTTGCATCAAAACAGACGTTCCATGTGGAATGTTTAAGTATGTCAGCTGAGTACACTCATTAAATGTAGCAATTCCAAATGTAGTTACACTGTCAGGGATATTAACATTAACAAGCGCACTGCAATTATAGAATAAACCAGTTGGAAAAGAAGTTAAACCTTCTGGAAAATTAATGCGTGTAAGCCGAAAGCAATTTCTAAAGTAATTTACTCCATATGAAACAGCTTTAGTTTTTTGTATATAAATCATTTTTGAGGTCGTTAGCCTTGGATTTTGCCAATAATCGTGTATTTCATTATCAGATGTCGTATAAAGAGTACCAATTATAAACTGCCCATACGGTCTATTCCTAAGATAATCCTGAGCATAAGATAAACTATGCGCCCATCTCTGAAACGTCAACAGCTCATGGTCGACAAGCGGATAATACGGCGTATCTTCAATATCGGGAAGTGATTCAAGCGCCATAGCCTCGGCGTGAGTGTAACTTTGCAGGATTGTACCTTCCCAGTCCATTAACAAAAGCGCGCCGTTCGGGTCGGGCTTCTCGGGAATCGTTGATATCGCCGTAATCCTTGTCGGCATTTCATCGACCGTCATTGTACCGCCGCCGTCTTTACCCTGAATCGCGACGGCTATGTCTTGCAGTTTTGAATCATCAATTACTCGTATTGCCATACTGCACCCCCTGTGTGGTTGGGATAAGATTTACCGCTCTCTGTGCGATATCGTTTAACTCCGTTTCAGTCGGCACCCAATCCGCGCCCGCGGGTCCCTGCTGTCCGTCTGCTCCCGCAGGGCCTTGCGCACCGGGTTCTCCCTGAATGCCCTGCGGACCTGTAGCACCTTGGATACCCTGTGGACCTTGCGGCCCGATGACGCTCTCTCCCGTCGTCGTCACCGTCGAGCCGTCAGACATTGTGAACGTAATCGTGCCGTTTTGGTTGACGGTCGCAGAAACAGTTTTCACGGCGTCCAGTGCTTCTTTCGCTTCCTCGAGCAGTTCAGGAACGGTTCCCTGACTCTCGGGCGTGACCTGCGCGTCGTCGAGAATCGACGGATTGACATGCACGGTCAGCGGGAAGGGCGTGACGAGCACTTGATTTCCCACCGCGTCGGTGACGGTCAGCTCGATGAGCAAATTCATCCCACCCTGTGTGTGTGGATTGTCAATCGGGATTTCGACGTTGCCGCTTTCGTTGAGCGTACACGATACGCTGTCGTCGATCAAAGCCTGCGTGTCGCGGTTGACCATCGCCGCGGTGTATGTATAGTCCGTGCTGAGTGTCATCGGTTCGTCGCCGTCCGTCAGGTGCAGCTCGATGAACTGCGTATCCACGTCGTTTGCGTGCGTGACCGCGATTAAGCCCGGCTTGCGCATGGATTTTAAGTCGTAGCTTTTGTAATGGATGATCTTGTTCATGCATCGCCCTCCAGAATGCGCCGCACCTCGTCGCGCAGGCGCTCGGGAACGTCGTCGATGGTCTTTTTGCCCTTCATAATCAGGTCAGCATATACTTTTGCCATAATTTAACCCTCCATCATTTCATAAACGTCACACAAGGCAAGCTGTGTGTCGGTCAGTTGACTTTCCAGCTCCGTGTTTTTTTCGTCCATGAGCTTGATATATTCGTCCTTTGTGTACTGAACCATGTGATATTCAAAGCCTTCCTCCGTTTTTGTAATATCGGAATTAACCCAAACCGAATATTCGTCAACTATCTTTTCGTCGGGTCTGACCGCGCTTTTAACAGTTCCGTAGCTTTTCACAAGAATCCCTCCTTAAACCGTTGCTGTCGGCACATACAGGAGTCTGCCGCCGACGGCATTGCTAACAAGCTCGACGTTGTTGGCACAGCTGTAGTCATAATCGCCGGAAGAGTCGCCGCTGTACCACGCGCCGCCATGAAGGGCAATTTTATTACCGTTCAGATTTGCAGTGACATAGCATTTATCTCCGACGGGAAGCGCGTTGTTTCCCAGCGTCTCAGACGGAAGGAACAGCCAGTCGTATTTTTCGCTGCCGTAGCCTAACGCAGAAATATAATTGTTTGCGTTCGCAATTGAAAAGCCGGTAGACTTGTAGTTGCCGCTGCGCTTGCTCTCGTCGAAGCTAAAGTCGCTACAGATGTACGCCTGACCGCCGTTCATTGTGCCGTCGCCCCAGATATTGATTCCATTGACCTGTTTCCAGATATTGCCCCACGGGTTTTCCATTCCGCGATAACTGACCGCGACGTTGCCGTTAGTGTTGAACGGCGTTTCTGTTCCCTCGATGTCATATATTGTTTCGCTCGCCATGCCGGAAGCCGTATTAAATGTTTCCGCCGAGGTCGACCCCGTGAGTGATGAGCAGTTGATTGTATCACTGTCGGGATTATTAACAATGCCTAGTCCAATCGCCGACTGAGTGTTAAATGAAGCGTACTCAATTGTCATCAGCAGCTGATTGGCGGAAATCGACTGAATTGTGTCGAGGTGCCAGTTTGGTGATTTTCTCAGCGCGCAGTTTTCCATATTGACTTTATTCATTGCCTTGTACTTGCCGGAAATCGGCTTGACGCCCGGCAAGGATTTCAGAACCGCGCTTGTTTCAATCGTCGTATCTGTATTCACACCGTCATGGAAAATGCTATCAACGTATCTGGAATCCGTACCGTTTGTGCTGACCTGCCTGCGCCACATATACGACGCTTCATATGCCGAAAACAGCACATAGTCAATCTCGTTTCCGTTCTTGTCAAAAAACAGAGGGTGGGGTTTGAATCCTGCGTGCGGCGTTGAGCTGATGTAGTAATTCGCCTTGCGGATGTGATAGCCCAAGCCGCTTGATTGTTTTTCAAGCTTGATCGGCACGACCTTGTAGTAAAACTTCGGCTGATAGACCATGACGTCAACATCAGTATCGGATTCTCCTACATCTTCCGGAGAGTAGCTGTCAATTATCGCGCCGTCCGAATCGACAACAACGCGCCTGCGCTGACCGTACATCGGAAAGGCATTGAAATCACTGCCCGCGTTCAGACCGACAGCAGCACCGAGCCTTGTAAATACCTTGTTCTCAAAGTCAGCATGCAGACCGAGGATATCGCCGTCGGTGTAACCGATATACGCCTTAACATCTTCAACAGCGCTTGAAATCTGCGAGCCGTAATCATACACGGCTTTGATGGACGGGTACAGCGTGGTGCTTTCTTTGTTGACGGTTGTAATTGAGCTTTGCTTGTTGGATGCGCTTTCCTTGAGCACAAGGCGGGACTCAACGTTCGAAATATCATCGTTCACAAGGGCAAGGATCTCTACGCCGAGGTCATAGACCGCCTTTGCGGAGGGGTACTTCGTATCGGTGGAACTACTGTCAATACCCTCTTCTGAGGACAGCTTGTTTGACAAATTCTCGTAATTTGCTGCGACATAGTCGACAAGCGCTTTTATCGTTGGATAAAATTGATTGCTAGTTTCGTATCCTGTTATTGTAGTTTTCTTATTTGAAAGGTTTTCTTGTGTTTCGAGGTCGGTATAAATATCGTCAGTGACGATTTCAACAAAATTATATACAGCTTTAGCTGTAGGGTACTCGTTGTCAGTGGAATCCTCGTCAATGCCGTCCGCTGAGGTCAGCTTGTTTGACAGATTCTCGTAATTAGCCACAAGATAATCAACAACTGCCTTGATAGACGGGTAGAAATCGGTGCTCGTCTTGTTGGAGGAGGTGATAGAGTTCTTTTTGTTGTCAACGTGTTCGGTCACCTGAGCCCAGTTGCTGTAAGATGTCCCTCCGGAGAAAAACCGGATTTTGAGCGTTCCGCTTCGCCCTAAGAAATACTGGAAATTGTTGTCCTTTGCGGTGACAACGATTCCATGCTCGCCGTTAACCGTCGCGTTGAGGTAGATTGTTTTCGGGTTGTCCGCACTGTACACAACGTTCGTTGTCGTGGTATCGAAGGTGTAGGCGGTGGAGGCGGGCGCTTTGGCGTTGATCACCGCCGCGAGATCGTCGGCGACCTTTTCGACGGTAATACTCTTGTCGGCGAGATTCTCGGTGTCCACCGCGCCGGGGGCGGCTGAGAGCTTTGATGCCAGATCATCCTCGTAACCTTCAAGCAGCTCTATAGCGCGATCAACGATTCCCTGCGAATCAGGATCCTCGGGAGAAACATAATCGTTCGGACGCTTGCGCGGTGTGACGGGGATCAGAACGGTGCGCACGGTGTAGCCCTCGGTGCTGCTTGCCTTGTAAAACACCCACGCGCGGGCTTTTGCCGCGGAGCCGTACTGTAGGAACTCATTCGGTATATCGCAGGTAGGCAGGCTGTTTTCAGTTGCTGTCGCTTTTACGATCGCCTGAGCCATAGCGGCGTTTGCGAAATGCACCTGAATATCCGTTGAGGTCGCGGGCAAACCCGACAGAGCGAGCTTCTGCCCCGTGTCCCACTGATAGAGCGGCTCGGTCGTGGCTGTCTTTTCGCCGCCTGAGAAATCGGCTGTAATCGTCAAATGAATCACTCCTTTTTATGTTCTGTATGTATATGTTTTTCTGACGAATGACGGAACTTCGCCGTTGAAGGTGTAGGTCGAGTTGCGCGGATCCAGGATATCAACGTCAAACGAATTCAGAACCGGCGCAACATCTACGCCGTTTACGTTGCTCGAGATCCGCGTCTTTTTGTCAACCTCAAGCGGCGCATAGCTGCTGCCAACAGCCGCCATATCCGTGGCCGCGACTTTAATCGGTCTGCCGCGGCTGATATAGTTGTTGAGGTCACGCTGGGCAACTTCCTTTAGCTTTGAAGCCGATGTAATGCCCTCATATTGTGCGAACTCGATAATCCGTCCATAATCACGCACCGCGTAATTATTCTCAACGTAATAAATGCTGTTATTAACGTTATAGATATCAATAGTCTGCCGCTGGCCGTTGGAATCTGTGTAAGTTGATATTGGGAAAAGCGCTGTTGCAAATTTCTGTGAATTAGTCTCCGTTTCAAGGCTTTTGAGGTTCTGTGCGAGCCGTATTGTCTGAGAGTTATACTCAGTGAGCGCCGCCTTGAAAACAAACAGATTGTTTCCACCGCTGAACCTGAGCTGCACATAACCGCCGATGTTTCTGATTACCTTGCTCTCGATTTCATCCCATGACTTAACGTATGAGGTCTGCGAGGTAGTAAAGGCTATGCTGTCGAATGCGCCGTTTGTTTCGTCCACAAAGGTTAATTGCTGGGCGGCGGTTACCTGGATATTATGAAGCGCAATCAGCTCGCGGAGAAATTCAACCGCTGTACAGACGTGTGCGCCTGGATCTCCGATCGGGTAAAGCCAGTGAGTTTCATTGAAGGTATACGGCCTCACAATGCTGTCGTTCAAATAACCGAGCACCCCCTCACACTGGATTGTAAGCGTGTTATAGAAATTGCGGTGGATCTTAATGATACGGAATTTGTAGATCAGCGAGTTGTTCCAGTATAAATTCACAACGCCCAGATATTCTTCAAAATAGCTATGGCACGGGTGGTTATACAGCACCGAGAACGTCAGCGAGCCGATTGTGTTTGTTTCGCGGTGGTATGCGCCCGAGACAATCTTTCTTGTATTATCAAACGGAGAATAAACTATATGGCGTGTCGTACCGATAACATATTCAATGCTATACATCAGAATTTGCCCTCCGTGTACTTGATAATCACATCGGCGGTAACGCTGCTGACGGCGTTCCATGAAGTATTACTGATGAGCTTGACGGTTTCAAGCTTGATTTTCTGTGCTCCGCCCTTCATCAGGAAGTTTGTGATAGTTACTTCCGAACCAATAGTCTGAACAGCCTCGCTGTAACGCGTCGAATCCGTCGACACTCTCACCGCATAGGTGCTGGAATCTGGCGTTGTATTCGGAACAAGACTGTTGATCTTGATCGTGAGGTTAACCGGGGCGACGTCATTTTCGACCTCGATATATTTGGTTCCCGACAAGGTTTTTTCACGCAGAACAGTCGGCTCTGTCCTCCACCTGTAGGGTTCCGCGTCGAGAGATAGGGTCATATACACATAGTTGCCGTACGGCGCGCGCTCGTCCACTGTCACGGTCGCCCAGCCGGTCAGGCTGAAATCGGGGTCGTCGTCCTCGACAACGGTTATTTTCCTGCCGTGGTACCGGTTGAGCTTTTCGACTGCCCAGCTGACTTCATGCGGCGAGCCGCCGAAGAAGAATTTATAAGACACCGTGCGGTTCTCATAGAAAATTACACCGTCAAAGTAATCCGAATAATCTACAACGCCGTTGCGCCCGGGTATATTCTCTGTCAGACGCTTCGGCTCGGGGTTATCGGCGGTACATTCATTCTTCTTGAGTATCATATCAAGATCGCGAGCCGTGTGGATCTCGCCGTTGATCGTTATTCCTTTGATTGCTTTCACCTATTAACCACCTCGGTTCTTAAAGAATTCCACACTCGCAAGCTGTCGGTCGATCTCGCCGATAGTGCCGCCGACGAACGTCCTACCGTCGACATATAAATCAATCGGGCGTTTGGCGAGCTTGTCAATGTTCGCGTTCAGCGTTTCGATTTGATTTCTGAGCGACCTGAGCTCTGCGGACTGCTGAAAATCATGCGTATGAGTAACGCTGTAATCCGTCATTGTAGGCAACGTTGAGAACGTCGGTTCTAAAAGATAATCTTTCCCCTGAAAATACGACTTTGCTGTTTCGGAAAGGGATTTCATAATATCTTCATTTACCTCTGCGCTCGCCTTTTTTATTGCCCTGTGTTGATTTGGCATTTCCTTGGTAATTCCAAGTGTAATATTTTTGCCTAAAGGCCCCGATTTTTTTGCGGGACTGTGCATATCCCACCATGAAGTAAACGCATTATAAATAGCACTACTTACATTACCAACAGTTTTACCAATTTTTGAGAAAATAGAGTTGTTCCATAGACCTTTTAACAAGCCGAGTATTATGTTACCGCCCTTTTCCTCAAGATCAAGATTATCAAAATTGTTTGTGATTGCCTCAGAAGCTTTTTCACTTGCATTTTCTAAGTTTGGAGTTTCATCCTCAATCGCTTTAGTAGTCCCTTCAACGGTATCTTTCGCGGCGTTTTTGTTGACGGCAAGCTTATCGACGAAATCCTTAGTCATTTCGTCGGTGCTTGAATATACTTTTTCTTCGTAATCGGTCATATCCTGACCAACGCCGTAGACTGTATTTTTACCGGTTTCAGCGGCAGATTTCTCTAATTCCTCAATACTGCTCCAGCCGTTTCTTGTAACGTCCTCGAGCGAAATCATATTGAGCCTAAATGCCATTAAAACAGCTGCCGCGTCGTCATAACTTCCGTTCAGAACATTGATAACGTCAAGACTGTCTTGCTGCAGCTCGTCGGATTCTCTTAATTCTTGATTGACCGTTAATAAAGCAGAACGATATTTATTCATACTGCTGTACATTTTAGCTAACTCACGGTAATCATCAACATTAAGATTCGTATTCAGCGGGATATCTTTCATGTTGAAAAGATTTCCTTCGCCAAAACGATTATATGCTTCTTTGAATTTATCCTCACTGATTCCGAGTTCTGAAAGGCGCTTGCTAAATTGTTTGCTTTCTGCGTCAAATGCGCTTCTGGACTTCTCTCTTTCTGTAATCGCAGCTAAATTATCCGAAAGAGAATCACTATAGGATTTTTCCATTAGAGATATATATGAATTCTTTTGGAATTCGTCTATAGTGTCATTAAGAGCTTGTCTGACCGTATCGAGGTCGTCAACGAGTGTAATATTGCCGTCCTCGTCTCGGATAGTATATTTGTCCCACGCGTCGGAAAAACCGTCAACGTTATCGGTGAGGTATTTGACTATCAAATCAAGCTTGGATTTTTCCTCGTCGGTAAGGTTTTGCTTGCCGAGCAACTTGTCAAGCTCTGACTGATAAGTATCTATCAGCGAATTGTTTTTTATGCTCTCACCAATATTATCAAATGTCTTTTTGGTAGTATCAGAAATTCTCTGAGCGCTTTCCTCCAGCGCGTCAGCGGCTTTATCAACCTCTGCCGCGAATCTCGCTGACTCTGTAGATTCCCATTTAAGGTTTGAATACTCATTAACCGCTGCAGTTAACGCGGCAATAGCGGATACTGCTAAAACTATTGCAGTTGTCCACGCTCCCACAGGATTGGCGCTTAGAGCCGCTCCAAATCCTTTTACGGCAGTCGCGGCTTTCGGCAATATACCAACAACACTACCTATACCCTTGCTCAGTTTGCCGACAATCGTCACGCCGGGACCAACTACCGCAATCGTTTCAATAGCCTTTGTAAGCGTTTTCTTCTGCTCGGGCGTGAGTTTTTTGAGCCAGTTTGTCACAGCCTTAACGCCGTCGATAACGTCCTCGATCAGCGGCTGACCTTCCTTGAGCGCCGTCGCCGCAAGCTCCGTGCCGGCTAATTTGAGGTTGTTGATGACCTGCTTGCTCTCCTCGAGCGGGTCGAGCGTCGCGGTGTAGGTCTTTTTGACGGTGTCCTTGTAGTTGCTCATGGAGCCCGAGAGGTTGTCAAAGTTGATTCTGCCCTCTCTTATGGCGTTCGCCATCTCAGCCGCGCCCTTTGTTCCGAACAGCTCCGCCGCCTTTTGAAGCGCTTCGGTGTCGGTGGTGGCGTTTTTGATGTCATTTACATTCTCGCGCAGAACGTCGCTCAGAGGTTTGCCCTCCTTGACGGCGTTCTTGACAGCGGCTTTCATGGCGGTCAACGCCGTAGAATCATTCACGCCGTTTTGTTCGAACTGCGCCATTAAGGCAATGGATTCCTCGAGTGAGAGTCCCATTTCCTTGAAGGTAGCGTTATTGTCGAGCACCTTGTCCATAAGACCGCCGACGGCGACTCCCGTTTCCTGCCCCTTGGCGGTGATCATGCCGAGCAGATCGGGCAGATTGTCAGCGGAAAGATTCCACGCCTGCAGGATGCGCGCGGTCTTGGAAACACTGTCGGAAACGTCCGCGTCGTTGATCTTCGCGAACTGCAAATATTGTTCTGTCACACTGCGGAGCTTGTCCTCGGTGTAGCCGAACCGCGTGTTGACCTCGCCGATCGCGTTTCCGATGTCCGTCATATCGAAGGTCGAACCGGAGAACAGCTCGTCCGCCGTCTTTTTCAGACTGTCAAATTTCTCGTCGGTCGCGCCGGTCTTTTTGACGATGACGTCGTAGCCGTCGTCGAGATCCTTAAAGGACGCGACGGAGCCCGCGAGCACGGCAGCGGCTGCCGCCGAGCCCTTGTTGAGCACGCTTCCCGCCTTCTCCAGACCGTCGCCGACCTTGTCAAAGCCCTTGGAGAGCTTCTCCGCGTTTTCGAGCGCGGCGTCGGTCATATCCTTGACCTTGCCCTTGAAATGCTCGACCTTGTTTTCGGCGTTCTGGAAGGTGACCGCGCCGCTCTTACGCTGCATTTCAGCGAACTGATCGCCCGTAGTTTTGAGCTGAGTCTCGAGGTTTTTCAGCGTGATTTCCGTCTGCTCCACGTCGCGGCGGTACTTTCGGTAGTCCTCCTCGCCGATCTCGCCGTTTTTGAAAAGCTGATTGACCTTTGACTGCTCGTCCTTGAGAAGAGAGAGCCGCTTTTTCGTCTCCTCGACCTGCTCGGCGAGTATTTTTTGCTTCTGGGCGACAAGCTCGACGTTCTTCGGGTCGAGCTTGAGGAGCTTTTCTACCTGTTTCAGCTCGGATTGCAGGGATTTTGATTTCTTTTTGCTGTCTTCAATAGCCTTGCCCAGCTTTGTGGTATCGCCGCCGATCTCAACGGTCAAGCCCTTGATTTTCTTATTAGCCAAAATTTACTCACCTCCGAATTGCTTCCTCAAGCCGCCTCTGTCGGGCTGCGTCTGCTCCATGCAGTAGGCTTCCTCGAGCTTTTCCCTGCCCTTTTTCGTCTTTGACAGGTTATAAATGAACGCCTCACGGCGCAATATCAGGAAATCTACATAATTGAGCTTCATGACATCGGGCAGCGTCATATTCGCGTAGTCCGCCACGAGCTTCTCATAGGCGGTGTTTTGGGCGTAGGAATAATTTCCTTCGTCCTCGTCAGCGGTTATATCCGGAAGGGCGCAGTATGGAAGATTCGGAACAGCCGCCTGTATAAAGATGATGTACTCCGCGACTGCCGAGAACAGCTCCTCCGCGTCAAGCTGTTCTAAATCACAGTTCTTCCAAAGCTCCCACAGGTGGATATTCAGCTTATCAAGATCTTTTTTATCCAAATCCTTTACTATGACCTTGCGGATAAAACCAGCTAAATGTGGCAAATGCGCGCGGATAGCAAAAAGCGGAGGCGGAAGGACAGAGCGGTCGCCAACCTTGAACACGGGCAAGCTCTGCCCGAGAATATCGGTAATCTTCATATCCTCTCACCTCCGTTTGATGATTAGTGTGTAGTTGTGGGGGTCGTGCCTTTGACCTCCTCATAGTAATAGACCTTGTGTCCGTCATCGTCGAGCGGCTGAGCGTCGATCTCAAGGTCTGAGACGTTCGCGTCGTCTTTCTTAAACTGGATATTAATGCCGGTGTTGTGGTTGCCCTTGAGCACTACCCAAATATCGCCGTCAACATCATCTTTGTGGTGGAAAATCCACAGATAGGGTGTTTCGCTCTCGTTTTTGATACCGCCGATCTTGACCTGCTTCTTGGCGACGGTCGCGTTGTTGCCCGAACCCGAAGCGGAAATGTTCGTGGGATCTCCCGCCGTAGCCGAGAGGTATTTCAAACTCTCGGGCTCGAGGGTCATAAGACCGCATTTGAGCTTCGCGCTCTCGGTGTTGAGCCTTGTTTTGTGAACAAGTCCGAGGTCGTCCTCAACGGTCGTCTTTTCCTGAGTATATTCGAGGGTCGCGCCGTTCTTGATGTGCGAAAAGCGGTTGGCTTCGACGCAATAAGTCTGAGGGTCGGCAATCGCGCCAGAAGGTACCGCGACCTTGAACAGTTCGCCGCTGCCGAGAATGATTCTTTTACCCATGTTTATGTCTCCTTTTCAGTAAAATCAAAGTAGTATGTAGTTAAATAGTATCGCTCAGACTCGAGCCATGTCCGCCCGAGCTTGCGATAATGTATGCCATATTGTCTAAACGTTGCTTCAAGCCGTTTTTCCGCGGCGGGATCCGCTCTGTTCGGCGAATAAAGCTCAAGACGGACGGAATGATTGAAAATATCGGTCGTATAGTCCGAGCCGTCGGCGTCAACGTCGTCGACATATACAACGAAGGTTCTTTGCGGCGGCTTGACAAAAACCGTCTGCGTATAGGTGACGTTCTCGACAAAGCCCGCCGCCTGTAAAATCTCATTAATCGTTTTTGACCGCCTCCTCAATCCCCTTAATGTATTCGTCCGCGATCTCCTCCAACGCGTTCTCCAAAAATGGATCGCCCTTCGTTCTGCCGCCCTGACGGAGCTGGTGACCATTGACAAGCAGATGCGTCAGATGGTATTCCTTGCCGCCGACGTACCATATGCCCTTGGAGCCTGTTATGCCGTTGTCCTCAACAGTGCTGCGGATTGCTCTTGCAAACGTGCCGGCTCTGAGCGTCCTCTTGCGTTTCGGGTTGACCGTCTGCCTCGGCGCGGTCTGCTTGGTGATCTTCACAAACCGCTTCATGGTCGATTTGTTAACGCCGAGTATTTTCCGCGCCTTTTCGCTTTGATAAACCGTCAACCGCTCGCCGATAGCGTCCGCGAGGTCGTCAATAGTTATCTTGTCGTTCGCCAACGCATTCACCTTCCAGCCTCACGGTCTTGTGCTGCTCCATGAAATCATCATAATCATTTATAACGAAAACAGCGTTTCGGTAAATGATCCTGTAATCCTGCGTATTGAGGAAGATATCGAACAGCAGGCTGACATAGCGCAGCTCGAATGTCAGTGACGCTGCCGAGCGTCTTGAACCGCTCGCTTCGCGTTCGCCGCCTCCCGTCTTGTTGATTCTCGCGTGGAACTGCCTCCAATAACTGAACTCTCCGCTTTTGGGATCGCGTTTCTCAATGATTATCGGCTTATCGTAGGTCAACTCTATTCCCCCCTCATTTCAAGGCGGATTTGCCGCATATACTGTCTTGCAAGAGAGTTGATGCGGCTTTCCTCCTTCGCGCTGAGAGCACGGTGATCATACAGTTCACTGACGATCATCAGCGCAACTTCCTTCATTCGGGGATCATCAGCAGGATAATCTTCACCGACAGCAGCTTTCAGATGGCAGTCAGCTACTTCGATTTGACGCCGTATGTTATTCATAATCATATCATCGTCACTATCGTCAATACCGAGATAATCAAGCGCTTCTCTGAGATTTAACATAGCTGCCGCCTCCTTTCAGCTTCTTACGACGCGGTCACAGTCACAGTAGCGACCTTGTACGCGTCAGCGTCCTGCTTAACGAAGTCATTGCGAAGCACGCCCTTCATCAGTACGCCGTTCTGCTCGAAGGCATTGAAGCCGGTAACCGCGGCGGTGTCACTGACCGCAATCTCAAGAGCCTGACGGTCAAACATCTTAATTGCTTCAGTCAGCTCGCCGACAATGAAGGGGATAACGGTGCTGTTGTTGGAGCCTGATGTAGAAGCCCACACGCTGTTAGGAACGGCGACAACCTCGCGTATCTTTCCGCCGATGCACAGCTGCATTCTGCCCTGCTCGTTGGGAACGGGTGTGAGGAGCGGTCTGTGCTGGGTGTCCTCGAGAGAATCGAGCCAGTTAAGACCGTCATCATTGGTGAAGATCTTACAGTCGTACGCTGAGCCGAGAGTGACGTTGACCAGCTTCTTCAAACCTTTGAGGTCGGTGACAGCGGTGGGAGTAACGCCGTTTGTCAGCGTATAAAGCACCTTGTTGTTGATAGTTGCGGTTCTCTGTCTGCCGAACCACTTAACGATTTCCGCTCTCAGGTTAGCCGAAGAATCGTTGATCAGATCTTTCGTCAGCGGAATGAAGCCTGCTTTGTCTGTGATCGTGTAGGAAATGGGCAGATATGTAGGCGACGCGATAGCAGGGGTAGCTCCCGCTTCATTAACCTCGGTGAAGCCTGTGCAGGTTGCCTTTGCCTGGAAGGTTCTTCTGCCGCTGTTGGTGGTAACGGTTTCCTTGGAAATGTACTTCTCGAACGAGAAGTCAGTCTCCTTAAAGTGCAGAATTTCGGTCTGAATATCCTGCGGCACGGTGTAGCCGCCGTTTGCGTTCACGCCCTCTGTCATGGGAGTGACGGTACCGTCCTTGCGAACCATGCCGCGAATGACGGAAGCAAACTTCTCTGTGGAGTTAAGCTGCTTCTTCTCCTCAATCTGCTTACCGGACTTACTCTCGGCTTCCTCCTGCTCGAGACGGAAAAGCTTTTCCTCGGCGGTGTACTCCTTCTTGAGCTCGTCCACCTCGTCGAGCAGCGCGGTCGCCTTGTCGACGTCCTTGTTTTCGCCGTCGAGATAGCTCTTTGCCTGCTCGGTCTTATCGGCGATTGCTTCTTTGATTCTTCTCATTTTCTTGTTAAGAGTGACCATGTTTATACCTCCGTTTTAGTATTAAAAATAAAGTTCTCATTGAGCTTGATTCTGGCATTCAGCACCTCTTCGGCTTCGTCTGCCGTTTCAAAGCTCTTGGTTGTACCTGCGTTCGGTTGGCACGGCACTGCCACAAAGGAAACCTCGTAGGCGTCGCTCGCGCCGCAAATCAGGTTGTAGCAAGTTCTTCCACCGTAGCTCTCACCCTTTCTGTGAGAGCAGCGATATGTATAATCGCCGTCTTTGCCGCAGATAGAACATCTGAACGATGTGGCACGAAAGCCGACAGAAACCTCCTTTTTGATTCCGCCGTTGATTTCCGCGATAAGGTCGGCATTTTTTGCTGTCCGTATCATGTAGCATTTCGCGATAAGCTTTGCCGAAGGCTCGCCGCCTGAGGTGAGCTTTTCGGATTTTTCGAGAAATGTTTCATAAATGCGCGCCACCTGATTTTCTGCGCTGGGATTGTGGTCAAAAATCATTGTCTTACCGACAAGATGCTTTTGCAAATCCTCGAGCGCGCTGAGCGTCAGCGGTTCAAAATCGCGGTCGTACTCAAGCTCGTTGTCCGCTACAACGATTTTATAAACAAACACGTCCTTTTCGGCAACGGAGTGGAGCGTGAATTCGTTGATCTTCGCAAGCTCGTCCTCGTTGAGCACAAGATGGCCGAGCTTCGCGATTTTTGAAACTTCTCTATTCATTCTTTCTCACCTCCTCCTGCGTTCTGATTATATTGAGCACCAACCTGAGCAAGCGGTATGGTTGAACCGTTGCCCACAAGCTGATCGCCGCCGGGTTTGTGGCCGAGGTCGAGCTTTCGGCGCGCCTCGTCGGGAGTCATCATGAAGGAATTGACCGCCGTTGCCAAGGTTTCTACCTTATTGCGGAAATCCGCGCGGAGAATTACATCAACGTTGAATTTCGCATAACAGCCCGTGCCATTGAGTACCTTATAATTGATTTCCTCCTCGTATTGCTTGATAATATAGAGCAGAGTATCAATGAGAAACGAAAGCTGTTGTGCTTCCGCGCTTGCATAGCTAGCTTTGGTCAAGTCGCCTATCTGAACGGGCTTAATACCGAACGCAGACGCAATCTGAATGGCTGAATACTGCTTGAGCTCGAGGAATTGACTGTCCGCGAGCTTCGTATTTGACATAGGTTCGAGCTTTACGCCGTACGGAATCGGGATAAGATTGTCAATTCCGTCCTCTTTGTATTCACCGTTGATGAATTTCTGAATGCCCTTGAGAAACTTCTTGCGGTTTTCGTCGCTGAGCTCGTCGGTATACTGAACCACAGCTTTGTTTGAAAAGCCGTTGTCGTACAGCTTGTTGAGCATTTTCTGAGCTTTGATATTGCCCTGGATCGTTTCGGCGAGCACGTCGCGCACAGGCTTACCGGCTATGCCGTTTTCACTTGAAAAGTTCCGGACGTGAAGAATGCTGTCGTGCGGAATCATGTACAGCTGTCCGTTGGTACCCGTGTATCTGTACCAGAGCGTTTCCGTTTCGCCTAATATCCGGGCGTTATCATACCAAATCTCAACGCTCCACGGCTCGAGCGGATAAAGCTCAGGATCCTTGCCGTCGATAAACCATGCGTAACCGTTGCCGTAATGGTTGCGGTTATATTCCATTAACGACCAAAAGCCCGTCGCTGTCATAAACTTGTTGGGGCGATCGTGCAGCATGGTCCAGTATTTGTTATTGCGCCTCTCCTCTACGCCACCACTGTCAGTGTGCTGCATAACTTTCAGCGGAAGCTTTCCCACCGATTCTGACAGGGTTTTCAAGCACGAGTAATAGGTCGCATTTGACAACGCATCTTTCGGCGTTCCGTCAACGTCAATGCCAAGGAACCGCGCCAGATCGTGCCAGCTGTCCAGTGAATCGGAAATCAGTGATTTATTCCGGACAGCAGCGCCAAGGCGCTTAAAATATCGCTTAACGTTGATTGTCACCACCCCATTTCCTTCAAATAATCTTCCATCATTTCATTCGGATCGACCGGCGTTTCCTGCCTTGCCATCATTTTGCAGAAGTGAGCGTCTATGCAGGCGTCTACGGGGTCAATCCTGTTTCCGTTTTTGAAATCGCGTTTTTCAATCTTTATTTCTTCAAAAGAATTTTCAACTACAACAGCGTTTTCAAAGCTGTAAATAAGCATTTCGTTGTTTTTGTCAAACTCGACATTGTGGCTCTTGACATTTAGCCTTATATCAACGGTCGCGCTGTTCAGACTTCTAGCTGACTGCTTTACCAAAACAACCGGACAGCCGAACGCCTCTAAATCCGCGATAAAACCGTCCGCGTTGTGCGGATCCACGCCGATTGCGCGGTATTTAATGCCGTATTCCTCGGCAAAACGTTTCAAATCGGCGATAATGAATTTATAATCGTTTTTGAACGACATTTCGCCGCCCGTCACTTTTATCAAACCTTCGCGTTCCCACATATCGTAAGGCGCGAAGTCGTTTTCAATGTGCTCCTGGAACCGTCCGCGCGGCATGTAGCTCTTGGCAAAGAAATAATCCTTGCCGCCGTCGTCAAATTCAAGGGCGATAGTAGTGAGATCGCCGCCGCTTGACAAGTCAAGTCCTACCCAGCACTCACAGCCGCGGAAGCTCTCGATAGATTTGTCCGTCGCACAAGCCATCAGATCATTTGGCTTGACATATGACTTGTCCTGCACCGAGCTCCACATATTCAGGGATTTGACGATGAAGTCAATTTTTTCCATGCCGCCCATATTCTTGGCGTTCTCCGCTTCGGCAGCGAGAGCTTTGATCTTCTCGGGGTTGCCTACGAACAGCGGATTAGCTTTCAGCATATTGTTGATATCCCAGATATCGTCGCCCTCGTCGGGCGTATAGATGTCAACAAATATGTCGTCGGCGGTAACAGTGCCTTCGAGAACCGAAACGCAAAAATCATCAAACTCCTTGCAGAAGCTGCGCGGGTTCTTTCCGCGGGTAGTGATCACTGACAAGAGTGTTTCGGGCAGGTTTCTCGTGCCCTTCCATAGCGCAGAGTAAATACTGTTATCCTTGTGCTGATGAAGCTCGTCCACAGAGTTGAAAATACCGCGGAAGCCATCGTCTAAGCCGCCTTCCTTGCTCAGAGCTTCGATTGTACAGCCTGTATTCAGCGCCGTTATCGTCGTCGAATATTCCTTGACGCTGAAATACTCGCTCAGCTCGCTGTCGGACTGAATGAACTTGCGCATTTCGTCCCAGACTATTTTCGCCTGCCGGCGCTTGGTCGCCGCGGTAAAGAGCTTACCTTCCTGATAACCGCCGAATGCCGCGATATACGGTCCCATAATGCCATTTTCAAAGCTCTTGCCCTGCTGACGTGAAACAGACTTATAACGTCGTCTGAACCGTCGGAAATCATCAGCACAGCGCAGCCAACCGAATGTGCAGCCGATGTCAAACGCCTGACAGTCAAACAAACGGACGGGCTTTTGCTCAAATCCTTCCTTAATCGTTAGGGTTTCCGCGTATTCGAGGATTCTGTCAGCCGCTTCAACGCTCCAATAGTAGGGAAATTTTTCGGTGCGCTGTTTTTTTAGGTCGTTCAGATGGCGCTTGCAGGCGAGAATATGAAGCCGTCCGCAAAACGGAACCTTGCCGTCAACTACCGCCTGCGCGTATTCGGTAACACGGTCGCGCATAGAATCAACCTGTTTTGTCGAAGCGGTTGAATTTATTCGGCTTTTTATCTTCGGGAGCCTTGGGAACCACAAGCTTGCAGCGGCTCGATATTGTCAGACCGAGGTCGGACGCAAGCTTTCGCAGTTCGTCAATACGCTTGGCATAGATACGGGAGGCGGTTTCGTATTCTTTCGGGTCATCGAAAAAATCCACCTTGTTTAAGATTTCGTTTGCTTCTTCGAATCTCTCTTGCGCGATAACCAACCGTGCAAGCGCATCATTGTCGGTCTCGCCCATGATTTCAAGCTGAGAGAGCTGCTTTGCAAGCTTCCGAAACGTCTTTTTCTGCGTGTCAGACAGGTAGTCAGGTGCTTTGATACCTTTAGGAATCGGCTTGACCTCACTTGCCTCTCTGCTTTGGATTTCTTCTTTTGTTAAATGCTTCTTGCCCTTGATTTCAAGGAGTTTTACAGGCTGTCTCGGCCTTGCCATCGCTCTCACCTGCCTTATCAAACTTCATTTAGGGAGTTTTTCCCGCACAACAGGCAACTGCACCGTTGTATCGCGGTTTCTCCCATACTTTTTTACCCACCCTCGGGGGGCATTCGCTTTTGAAATCTTTTGTGCCGTTTGTTGTGACAATCCGTGCACAACGCTCTGAAATTGCTCTCGTCATACCGTCGTGCCCAACCCGAAGGAGTTTTAATCTCCTCGATATGATCGACTTCTGTTGCCGTATCTCCACACCACGAGCATTTCGGATGGCTGTCGAGAAACTTCTTTGAGGTTACGCGCCACCGCTTTCCGTTGTAGAACTGCTCATACTTCTTGTCGCGCTTCCGGTTATATCGCCTGTTCGCTTGCTTTCTCCGCTCCTCGCGCTCAGCTGCCACAATAGGTGCACACTTTGCACAGTACATTTTTCCGTAGTTCATAAACTGATGGCAGCGCGGGCAGACTTTTAACAGCACAATATTACCTCCGTTTCCTCCTCCCTTACCGGCAGCCATGACACCGCCGGCAAGAGCAAATTGTAATAGGAGGATGGTAAAAAACAAAAATAGTAGGGCGTTTTAATATACCCTACTATTATTTTAACATTATAGGTGGACGGTTTACCGTCCTATTTTTATATCAAGAAGAATATCCGCGCTGACATTTAACCCGATAGCAATCCTCCTGATAATGTGGTCGGTTGGATGATGTGTACCGCTGATGTATTCGCGAATTCGTTGTTTACGTATTCCCGTCAGCTTCTCAACATCGGACGGAAATAAACCGCGTTCTCGCATTATCTTGTCAAGTTGTCTTGAAAAGGTCAAGTCCATTTTATGGTGTTCTGCTATAGGGTATCACCTCCACCCCTCGCCGCGCCGAGGGGATGTATTTGCACGCATAGATATGTGTTGTATAAGCACGACAGCGCGGTGCCGTTGTGGGCTAGTTGATATGTTCCGACGCTTCCAGCTCCGTCCAGAACGCTTTGGTGCCGATTTCGTCGTAATGAAAATGCACAGAATGACCTTCGATAGGCTGGGCGCGATAGAGCGTTTCTTTTTCGGTAATCCGAATCATGGTTATCTTTGCAGGCTTGATCTCGTTGTCCTGATTGATATAAACGATGTCACCCAGCTCGATGCGGCGATCGGATTTAATACACTGGAACAGATACGCCGACCCCATGCCGAATATCGCGGCGCACACGAAGAAGATAATCAGCTGACCTAAATCATCCATCGGATTCACCTCCCAGAAGTTCAGGGTTGTCGTGAATGTTACCTATGATCTCCAATTCATCATTATCAAATCCGGATAATGGTGTTTCAATTTCGTCACCATTGTTTGTTCCGTCCGTAATGAAACATCCTTCCTCACACGACACTTTGGCGGTATATTCTCCAAAATACTCTCCGCCAAAGAACACCTGTGAATATTCAAGATGAATTATATCCCCCTCAAAAATCTTCCTGCCGTTCTTGTCGGTCAAGCCTGTGTACTGTCCGACGGTGTCAGAATCAACCTCAGCGTCTTTATATGGCGGTTCTTGTGTTACTATCCTGACAATTCCGTGCGGCAGGAACTGCACCAGATCACCTTGAATCCACTCGCCGTTATCGACGCGCTTGCCCCTGAAAAGAATCTCTCTCACTCTGATTCACCTCCCACAAAAGTGATATCAAACATTTGCGCTATTCGTTTTGAATGAGGACAAATGAACAAATCGGAAAACCCCATGGGATTGTTTGCTTCATTGAATATCCAAAAGACATTTTTTGCTTCTTTGGTCAACGCATTACCGTGAATCACAATAGCATTAACTCCTCTAATCATCAAATTGAAAAGCAAAAACGGAATTGTTTTGTCGCTCAATTCTGTTAATTTGTAAAGGTAATCATCAGGTGAATAATTCCAGATAAAGCGGCATTCCCGCATCGTCTTATACCAATGAGCAATAATTGTACTGCCCGTTCCGGCGGCAGGTTCTTCAACAATACAGTATCCGTCCTTGCTCGCACGAGTATCTAAAATCTCGCTCATAAGATTTGATACGCTTCTCGGAGTAAAGTCCTGCTTGTTATTTTTTCGATCGGCATGTTCATCTTGAAAATACTTATAAAACCATTCATAGCTTAAATCATAATCAAACAGCTTAAGAAACTTAAAAAACAATTCTTTTCTTCGCTCTTTGTCTTTCAGAATCTCCATGACTTTTTCAGGAGCTTGGTAACTATCCGAAATTCCCAACAGGTTATTAACCTTAAACAACGTACTTTCTGTGGCTCGCTTTGACATTTTGCTCACTGCTCCTTGCGTAAAGTGTTGTTGTTCCGATGTTCTCATGCCCAAGCATTTGCTGAACCTGTTCAATTGGCATTCCACGGTTCAGCGCCAAAGTTGCCGCCGTCCTTCTAAAACGGTGCGGATGTGTATTTTTGACACCCGCAATTTCTCCTAGTTCTCTGACAGCACTTTCTACTCGTCCTTTCGTCAATGCGCTTGATGTCGTAAAACTCACAAACAAATAATCGCTGTCATCATTTCGAGAGTCAAGATACCGTTTCAGTGCCACTTGAGCTTTTGCGTTCAAGTAAACTACTCGTTCCTTGTCCCCTTTCCCAATTACAGAAATTTGGTCGCCGTCAATATCCTCTATTTTGATATTAATAAGCTCCTGACACCGAACGCCTGTAGAATACAGAACTTCAATCATTGCCTTATCTCTCAGATTGCGACAAGCATCACGCAGCTTTTCCATCTCTATTTCGGAAAACGCCGCCTTTATTCGTTTTGGCTGTTTTATCATACCAATAGCCGACATAGGATTTTTGACAACGTATTCCTCCGCTTGACACCAGCCAAAGAACGTGTTCAGAACCCGACGCTCATTATTCAGCGTAACTTTGGATAACTTTGGACAATCAATCTGCCTTTTTGCCAAATAATAGCGGATATCGTTTGTAGTAATATCCATTAAGTCTTTGGTGACTACTTCAAAGAACCGACGCAGTTGAAGTGAATAATAACTCAGTGATGAATCAGCCAACCCCTCAACTTTTTTCGCAATAAAAAAATTCTGAATCGCTTTGACTTTCAAATCGGGATTAGCAATCGCAAGACTGTTTTCCTTGTGCTTGACCTCAAAGTCATTCAGCACATAATTCAGGGAGTTTTTAACGTCATCCAAATGTATTACCTCAATGGATGCCAATAGATTGACAACTCTGTCGGTTATTTCACTGTTTTCGCTAACCATCAGCCTTACCTTCTCCCCAGTCAAGAGCCTGTCCGCATGAAGGGCAGTAATCGTCTGTATTTTCATACACCACGCCCCTACAGCACGGGCACCAATTGTCGAGTAATTGAATTGAGGGCTTCCGCTTGACAAAGCACCTGTTAATCGCCTTGATTGCCATATCGATCTCAGGCGGACGCTCGCCGGTATTGGTGCGGATGCGGTTCAGCTCGATGATAGCCGCCTCGGGTGTTATCGATTTCGGTTCTGACATTGCTGCTTTCGGCTTGGCAACAAAGCTCCATTCATACGCTTCATAAGGGCTTATCAGTTCACCACAGCAAAGCCGACCATTGTAATAATGACCCTTTTTGTGTGGGCAAACTTGAATTTTTTCGCCGCAAATACTGCATACAGTCGCGCTGACTGCACAACCAATGCTAACCTCGTTCAGTTCTCCGCTTTCAATGGACGAAATCAATTTTTCACTTTCGGCAGAACGCTTAACATACGCTCTTGCCGTCAAGTAATAGTAACATTCTCCTGTAGCAGTAGTACGGGTCGGTACCTGCTTAACATCGCATTTAAGAATCCGAGCTGTGATGTTCTTGTTTTTCGGGTTGTGGTCAACAATGCCCATGCCACCTACAAACAGCTCTTTGAGCATGTTCAGCGATTCCACGGTGAAGCGTTCGCCATCGCGGTCAACGTCGTTGTCGCATAGCTTAATTGTAAACACATACGCATCATCGGATGTCAATT